ATTACACAATGCGCAACAGCGAATTGCTGTTCGCTGCGGTGTCCCGGATGGCCAACTCCATCTCCGTGATGCCCATCCAGCTCTACAACAAGGCCAGACCGGTCTATAACGACCTGAACGACATGGTCGCGGCCTCCCCGAACCCGAACATGACCTCCACGCAGTTCATGAAGGCCATGGAGGTGTGCCGGTGCAGCTGCGGCAGCGCCTACGCCCTCAAGATCTACGACGCAGCCATGAATCTGGAGCGCCTGGACATCCTCGACCCGACGAAGGTCACGCCGGTCATGGAGACCGCCACCAGGGAGCTGTGGTACAAGATCCGCGACGACTCCGGCGTGGAGATGTATGTGCATAACTGGTACGTGATCCACGTGCCGTTCATCACCTCCAACGGCTTCACAAGCATCAATCCGGTCTCCGTTCTGTTCGATACCCTCAAGTACTCCGAGGACATCCAGCAGTTCAACAGGGACCAGCTTGAGGAGGGCGTGAGTTCGCAGATCGTCCTGGAAGCCCCGGCCAACCTGGGCGCAGAACAGCGCGCAAAGGTCATAAAAGACTTCCTGGAGACCTACCACGAGACCTCAGGGGCCATTCTGCTCCTCGAATCCGGCGTCACGGCGAAGAGCATGAACCTCTCCCCGATCGACGCCAAGCTGTTCGAGGTGGAGAAGATCACCCGCTCCAAGGTGGCCATGGTCTATAACATCCCGCCCCACCTTCTGGGCGACTATAACAGCTCCAGCTACGCCTCCCAGGAGCAGCAGATGCTCGAATTCATGCAATTGACGCTCCTCTCCCCTGTCACGGCCTACGAGCAGGAGTTCGACCGGAAGCTCCTCACGAAGGAGCAGAGACGCAGCGGTCTCCACTTCGTGATGAACATGGAGGCCATCCTCCGGGCGGACGCTGTCACCCAGGCAAATGTCGACCAGATGAGCATCAGAAACGGCTGGAGCACGGTCGACGAGGTCAGAAAACGCAGAAATATGGCTCCATATCCCGGCGGAATCGGAAAAATCCCCGTAGTGAGCCAGGATCTCGCGCCTCTGAAGTACACCGTCGAGGACAAGGCCCAGACGCCGGCACAGCCTCCGGGAGGTGACCCGAATGCCTGAGGAACTCATCCAAGAGGCCGAAAGATACGGCATAAATGCCACCATGTACTACCTTTTACCACCGAAAATGAGGGTAAAAGCGCTGAAAAAGGACATTGCGAAGGCCAAAGCGGCCACCGTGATGGCCGTGGCGAAAGGAGACACCGATGATAACTAAGTCGTTTCGCGTGACGAAAGCCTCGGCAGAGGCCGACATCGCGCTGATCAATCAGTACGCACTGACCGAGCTGAAACCCGAGGACGTCTTCTGTTTTTCCGTCGTTCTGTGTGACAACGAGGTAGACAGAGACCTGGAAAGGTTCACTGATGAGGCCCTTGAGGCGCTTGCCGGGATGTTTGTAGGCAAGACGGGCATCAAGGACCATGACTGGTCGACCGACAATCAGGTCGCGAGGATCTACCGCGCTGAAGTCGAGAGCACCGGCGAACTGACAAAGGACGGACGCGAGCAGAAGCAACTGGTCGGCAGCGTCTACATGCTCAGAAACGAAAAAACCGAGCCCCTGATCGCTTCGATCGAGGGCGGCATCACGAAGGAAGTCAGCGTCGGCTTCTCTGCCAGGCGGTGCAGCTGCAGCATCTGCGGCGAGCGGATGACCTGGCTGGGCTTCTGCGCCGGCGACGGCCACGAAAAGGGCAAATCCTACGACGGTCAGACCTGTGTAGGCCTTCTGGAGGATCCTCTGGACGCCTATGAGTTCTCGTTCGTCGCGGTCCCGGCACAGCCCCGCGCCGGCGTGACCAAGGAGGCCCTCTCCGGCGTCTTCGAGATGCTGAAAAACGCCGATTTGACGCCTCATGCGGAACAGATCCGCGAGCTCATGCCTGCCTTCCAGGCGGCATTGGCCACCGTGGAGGAACAGGCCGAGCGGCGCCGGATCATCGCAGAGAACAAAAAATTTATTTCTACGAAAGGATGACAAAACCATGACTCTCTTTGAACTCAAGGAAAAAATGGCCGAACTGAGCGCTTCCATCAAGGCTGATGTCGAATGGATCGCCGAAAAGGCCGCTGATCCTGCCACCCCGATGGAGGACATCAACGCCAAGACCGCCCACCGCGACGAGCTGCAGGGCCGCTACAACCAGCTGAAGGGCATCCACGACGAGATGGAGCGCCAGGCCCGCGAGCAGGTCAAGAAAGAGACCAACCTCTCCGACAAGGAGATCGTGATCGCCTCCAAGGCCGCTTTCTTCCGCGACGCCATCAACGGCAACGTCCAGAAGTCCTATGAAGGCCTCGGCGCCATCCCTGTCAACACCGGAGACCTCGGCTACGGCGAGAAGCTCCTGCCCACCAACATGAGCCGCGAGCTGATCCTGGAGCCTGTCGAGAAGAACCCCCTGCGCGACATCTGCCGCGTGACCAACATCACCGGTCTGGAAGAGCCCAAGCTGGGCATCACCATCGAGGATGCCGACATTGCCGACATCACCGACCAGCAGACCGCTCAGGAGATCGCCCTGACCGGCGACACTGTCGCCTACGGCCGTCTGAAGGCAAAGGTCAAGTCCACCGTCAAGGACACCGTCCTGCATGGCACTCCCGTTGACCTGGTCAACGCTGTTGAGAACGGACTGCGCGGCGGTCTGGCCAAGCGCGAGAAGATGTACGCCTTCAAGTCCGCGACCGCCCTGTACAACAGCGGCACCAAGGACACCGCTCACGCCCACATGTCCTTCTACGACTACACCTCCTACACCGACGCCTCCCACATCACCTACGCGATCACCGCGAAGGAAGGCGCCACCATGTACGACGCCATCGTGGCTGCCCTCGGCGATCTGGCCGACGAATTTGCCGCCAACGCCTCCGTCGTAATGAAGAAGTCCGACTACTACGCCATGATCAAGGGCCTGGCCAACAGCTCCGAGGCTCTGTTCGCCGAGAAGCCGGCCTCCATCCTGGGCGTGCCGGTCATCTTCTGCGACCTGGCCACCATCCCCGTCGTCGGTGACTTCTCCTACTACGGCATCAACTACGACATCGGCGCCATCTTCGACACCGACAAGGACGTCTCCAAGGGCGAGTACTACTTTGTGCTCACCGCCTGGGGCGACCAGCAGATCCGTCTGAAGAGCGCCTTCCGTCTGGCCATCGTAAACCCTTAAATGCAGCCCTGTCGAGCCTCACGATAGGAGCGCTGACTCTTGACCCGGAATTCGATCCGGATGTCACGGAGTATGAGGTTACAACAGCCAACGCTTCCAACAAGGTCACGGCCGTGGCCGCGGATGACACCGCTGTCATATCCATCAAGAACGGCACGACCACCGTCACCAACGGCGGCAACGCCAGCTGGGGCGTCGGAGAGAACACCCTGACCGTCACGGTCACGGACGGCACCGACCCGCAGATCTCGAAGGTCTACACGGTCACCGTCACGAGAGGAGACTAATCCATGGCCTTGACGACTGCAGATCTGGCCGCCTACCTGCGGACGGAAAACTCCGGTCTTCAGCCCTATCTGGACGCCGCCAAGAGCAAATGCCGGGCGGCCGGCATCCCGGAATACGCACACAACGCACAGTATGACCTGCTCATTCTGTCGCTCGCTGCCATGTACTACGACAACCGCGGCATGGGCACGCCCCTTGCCGACCCGGTCAAGGCGCAGAACATGATCAACAGCTTCGTGCTGGAGCTTCGCCACGCCGGCGAAGATCCTCAGCCGGGAGACCCTGTCCACGCGGTAGGTGATCCCGAATGAGCCGGAACGCAAACCCGGGCGAGCTGCGGACGCCGGTCCGGTTCTGCAGCGTCACCCGGTCGCAGGATAACGAGTCTTACTACAGCGACACCGTGGCCACGGTCCTCGAGACTATGGCCAAGTGGGTGAACGTCCACGGCTCCGATGCTTTCAGCGACGCAGTCATGAAACTGCAGGAGCCGGCCACCCTCACGGTGCGCTACAACGCCGCAATCGTTCCGGACCTGATCCTCTACAAGGGTACCGATACAGCCCCCTTTGAGATCATCTCGGTCGACAATGTCGACGAGCGCGGATTTTGGATGGAACTCCATGTGAAAAGGCTGGTGAAAGCGAGATGAGCCTGACAAGCATCGAAAAGCGTCTGACCGACGCCCTGACGCCCATCGGCTGGGATCTCGCGGTCACCGTCTATGCCGGCAAGTCGGACAGGTACATCGTGATTCGGCACAGTGACCACCCGATCAGCCACGGCGACGACCGCCCCGGTGCGCTCCGTGTCCTGGTCTACGTGGATCTCTACTGCCCGCTGGATTACAATCCGACAGAGACCGTCTACGCGGTCCGCCGGGCGCTGTTCAACGCCGGCATGACCTACCCGACGACGGAAGACGCCTCCGACGACGACTACCGTCATATCGCGTTTGAGTGTGAAGCACTCGGCTGTCTTGAACTGACCGAGCCTACGCCTGTCACCCCTGCTGCATCTGAAAGCCCGACGGAGAGCGAAGAGAGCGATCCGGAGACGGGAGATTCCCCGACCTCTCCGGAGGGCGATCAGACCAGCAACACAACCGAGGAGACTGTGCCGACCCCGTCCCCGTGGGATGAGACCGGCACCAGCTCCGGAGGCACATCGAGATGGGGATGACGGTCGAGGGCTTTGACCGCTTCACGGCTTCCCTGGATAAGCTCGCAGCCTTGCCTCCGGCCACCATGGGCGAAATGCTCACAGCCGGAGGCGAGGAGATCAAGAAAGCGCACCAGGACAAGCTGGACCAGTACGGTGCGGTCGACACCGGCAAGCTCCGGAACAGCATCAAGGTCTCAAAGCCGAACACCTCCGCGGGATATGTGGAGATCCGTCCGACCGGCACCCGTAAGTCCGGCCGCAAAACCGTCCGCAACGAAGAAATCGGCTATATTACCGAATACGGCAAGAAAGGCGAACCTGCCCGCCCATGGATGCGGGAAGGCAACGCCGATTCAGAAGACAAGGCTGTGGACGCAGCCCAGAATGTCTTCAACAACTACCTGGATAAAATCGGTCTGTGATTGGAGGAATAATCAATGGCTAACATTGGCGTGAGATATGCCAAGTGGGCGCCCGTTGACACCGAGCCTGCGAACGCCGTGCCTCATTACGGCGACGTCGTGGCTCTGCCCGGCCTTGTGTCGGTCGCTGACACGCCCAACTACAACTCCGTCAAGCAGTACGGCGACGACATCGCCAAAAACACGGTAGCCGGCTTTAAAGACGTGACCCTCAACTGTGAGGTCACTGAGATGGCCGTGGCCACCGCTGGCCTGCTGTTTGACGCCACCCTGACGCCCGGCGCTCAGTCCGCGCCAGGCACCCTTGCCTTCAAGGACGACGACGAGCCTCCCTATGGCGGCTTCGGCTATCTGAGAAGCATCTACACCGACGCCTCCGGCTATCAGTACATCGGCGAGTACTACCCGAAGGTCAAGGCGATCCCGCAGGGCGCCACCTACACCACCAAGGGCGAGACCATCGCCTTCGTCGGCGACACCTTCCAGTTCACCGGCGAGCGCTGCAGCTCCGGCCTGTGGAAGGAAGTCTCCGAGCCCTTCAGCTCCGAGACGGACGCTCAGGCATGGGTCGACGCCCGCGTGAAGAAGTACGTCTCGGGCTAACAATTCAACCGAAGGGGAGCCAACCGGCTCCCCTTTTGAGGTATCTGCATGATCAAGACAAGATTTAACGGCAAAGACATCTTTCTCTACCATTCCGGCCAGGCTATGTTCGAGCTAGACGAGATCAAGCTGGCCTGGAACGACGGACACGTTCAGGAGGAGGCCGTTCTCGGCGTTGCTGAGATCATAACCAAGTGGGACATGGAGCGGGCCGACGTCCTGTTCAGGTCCGTGGAGATCCTCGAACGCTGCGCTCTGGCCGCCAGGAAGGCGCTGAGCCAGGAGGAATTCGAGGTCATACCCGCGTCCGTCCTGTCCGCGCTGGCCAAGCCTAAGGACGTCATGAACCTCCAGGCGGCTGTCATGCGAGCCATTACCGACGGCTACAAGACCGACGCAGAGCACAATGAGCCGGTTGATGTCTTCATGCTCGAAAATCAGAAAAAAAAAACAAGCCCAAAAGCAAGGCGGCCTTCCTGAGGACGGCGGCCATGGCAGGCTTCAGCGCTAGGGATGCGCTGACGATCCTGACCCCCGGCACAGTCTACGGGGCTTTTGACTTAGCCTATCCCAAAAAGGGGTGACCTTATGGCTGAACGTAAAATTAGCACAAAATTCGCCATTCAGGGCGAGTCTGAATATAAACAGGCGGTCAAGTCCATCAACCAGGAGATGAAGGTCCTCAACTCCGAGATGGCCAAGACCGCGTCCGAATTTGCCAACGCGCAAAACTCTATGGAGGCCCTCAGCGCCAAGTCTGAAGTGCTGGCCAAACAGTACGAAACGCAGGCGCAGCGGGTCGAGACGATGCGTGAGGCGCTCGAAAACGCCAAAAACGCGCAGCAGGAGTGGGCGGACAAACAGGAAGAGGCCACCAACCGCGTCGAGGAGCTCAACCGTCAGCTGGAGGAGCTGAAGCAGTCCGAGGAGGACACGACCGAGGAGCAGGCCAAGCTGACCGAGGAGATCCAAAAGGCCACAGAGGCCCAGGAGGCCGCCCAGAGAGGCTACGAAGCAGCCACCAAGGGCGTGGAAGACTGGACGGTCCGCCTCAACTACGCAGAGGCCGACCTGAACAAGCTCGACGGCCAAATCCAGGAGAACAATAAGCTCATGGAGGAGGCCAAGAACTCCACCGACGGCTGTGCTCAATCCATTGACCAGTACGGCAAGGCCACCTCGACCGCAAGCGAGGACACCAGCAACCTCGGAAACATCGGCCAGATGGCTTTCGGCAAGATCGCCGGCGCGATTGGAGGAGGCGGCGGTCTTCTTGGTTTTGCTCTGAAGCTGGTGGACACCGTCAAGGATCTCGCGATCGAGACCAAGAACGCTGAGGTCATCATGGTCCGCGGCACGGGCGCTCAGGGCGAGGCTCTGGCGGCTTTGAATGAGACCTACCAGGAAGTCATGGCCACCGCAAAGAGCGCCTCGGAGGGTGTGGCGGGGTCCATAGCGGCCCTCAACACCCGCCTCGGTCTGACAGGCGACCGGCTGACCAACGCAGCCAAGCTCATGGAGCAATTCGGCAGAGCTGCCGGCGTCGACGCAGCGCAGGCCACCGAGAAGGTCGTGGACATGCTCAACGCATTCGGCAAGAGCGCAGACGACCTGGAATATACCATGGATCTGCTTGTCAAAGCGTCCCAGGCGTCCGACGCATCGGTCACCACCCTCGCGGATGCTTTGGCAAATTCCGCATTTTATGCCAATCAGTACGGCCTCACCATGGAGGATACGCTGGCGATCATGGCAGCAGCTGAGAACGCACAGCAGGGCCTGTCCGGCACGCTGAGCCGGGGCATGAAGAAGGCCTACGACGATGTCAACTCCTCCGGTAAGACCTTCAATCAGATCCTGCACGAGCTGCAGGACGGCACACTCTCCTCTGCCGACGCTTTGGACATGTTCGGCAACAAGGGCGCCAATGTGGCAGCCTTCCTCCAGAACGGCACCATGGATATCGATGCCATGGCTGAGGCGCTTCAGAACGCCGACGGCATAATGGCAGAGACTGCCACCAACGCCGAAACATTCGGAGACAAGTGGAGAGGCTTCTGGAACAGC